ACTAATAACAATAACAGGTTTCCCGCTATTACTATCGTCTATTATTCCTGGTACTGGTCCTTTATTTCCTCCAAATCTAATAGATTGTCCTAATCTTCCTTCAATTACTGTATCCCCTGGGTTTGCTTGAAGAGGGTTTATAGTGGCTTGTTCTTCTGTTCCTGCTAAGAGATTTCCTTTCCACTCAGGTTGTTTTGTATCTGGGGCAGCATTATGGTGTGGGTGATTCCATATAGGAACTATACCTGTCCAGTATTTTGACCCTATTCCTGCTTTTGCTCCTTCTCCTGCAGCAGGTTTTGATTGTATCTCTACAATCTCTCCTTCCATAGGAATAACCCTCATACTTACGTTACCCTGGTATGCAAAAGCTAACCCTTCTGTTGTATCTTCATTTGCTCCTTTTCCAGGTATTCTGTAGAATACTCCGTTTATCATAGAGGCATCCTTACATTTAGGATCATCTACAGATAGTATAATATGAACTACTCTACCGTACTGTGAAGATTTAGCAGCGCTACTTTTATTAGCTCCTTTAGAAGCTTTATTAGACCCTATATGTGATTTAAACGCCATTATTCTTCTTCTTTTTTATCTAGATCTTTCCCTAATTCTTGACTCTGCTCCATCAATCTAGCAAGTTCTTCTGGATTAAAAAAGTCTACTACTTCCTTTCCTCCGCCTGATTCAAGTCTTTGAACTAAAGCAACCATTTTGATTAAATGTTCATCGTTCTTTACTCCAACCTCTAGATACTCTTTTATCATAGGAACAACTAAAGTTGCATCTCCTATGTTCTCTACAAGTGGTTTTAATTCTCCAATAAGAGCGTTGATTTGCTTTTCTTTATTCTTAGAATTATCGTAAATCTCCTTTAAAACATCAGAAACAGTTTTTTTTCCAAATATTGTTGTATCTAATCCCATGGTCTATTTATTTTATAAATATCTTAGTATCTACTATTGAATAGTATATCCTGCCTCTTGGTATGTATTATATAGTTTATAAAACTCTTCTTTAAGTTTTGAGATTACTTTAGTAAGGGTTGGAGTTTCACAATCGGTCATTTCTCTAATATAAATGTAAAGAGCCTTCTTTCTAAAGATTTCTAAATCATGACGAGACTTAAAAAGCATTAAAACTGCATCAGCTACTTTCTGATCTTGTTCTTTAGGGAAGTTGATTTCAACTGTTTCGTACATCAAATCTACATATATTGATACTAGAGTAGTTAAAGTTATTTGCTGAGGGTTTTCATTATCTAAACCTGTCTCGTAAGAGTCTTCCATATCATCGAAAGAACCTACTTGTTTTAATTTCTTATAGTTTTTATTGTTGTAGTTAATTAACCACCTCTTTACAATGGTTTGAAAATAAGAAAAAGCTTTTGCTCCATTGGAAGGATCAAATCTATGAATTTTCTCTTCTACAAGTATTGATATTATTTCAAGCTTTAAATCCTCTATATCAGAAACATCCGTATAGTAGAACTTAAAGGTATGTATAATATTTTCAACTAACTTGTAGAAAGGGTAGTATATTTCTCTAGTAAATATGCGGTCTCGTAAAACAGGATCAGAGGTGTTATTGTATTTTACAATAGCAGCCTCTGTCTCATGTGTGAAGTAGTAGTTGTTATTTTTTGGTTTTTCCATAATCGTCTGGTAGACGGAAGGTATTTATATTCTCCTGTATTTCTTTCATAAAGTTAAAAAATACCCCGACTTCATCATCGGCTCTAAATATCCCTTTTTCATCTAATTTATCTATATACATTTTCGACTCCTGTATAATATACGAAATCTTCCTTAGGTAATCAACTTGGTACTCCAAGATACCCTCTTGCTTGACTACCTTGTTGTTTAAGTTCCAAATAACAAATATTGCTACTGCCAATAGTACTGATAATATCGTGATAACTGCCCCCATTCTAAATATTTTTTACTAAGTTCATTAATCCTTCTGAAGCATTAACAGATTTACCCGTACTTGCTTTTGTTTTCTCTACTTTTCTCTCTGTAGTACCTCCTTCTTTTTTCCAGGTATCGTATTCTATCTTAGAAGCTAAGAAATCTGCTTGATGTAGAATATGCACTAGATTAGTTCTTAGTTTTGAATCTGGATTAAAAGTTATGTAATAAGGTTTATTTACTTCATCATATAATCCATCATGTAATTTTATTGCTAAAAACTCTTTCTCTGTCATCTCTATTTTATTTTTCTGAAGAAGAAAAAGTGATCTATCCTGAATTAACATAAAGGGCAGTTCAGTATTATGTACATATACCTCTCCTAATTTATCTTTTCTCCACTGATCTGTCTGAGGTATATAGTTAGGTTGCCCAATATAACCTATTTTACCTAAATCATGGTTAAGAGCAGAGAATACTAATTCTTCATCTGTAAAGTCTATGGTAGCTCCCATTTCCTCCCATAAAGCTTTTGTTTTTAATGCACAATGAACCACACGATTGACATGGTCGATATAACCTCCAGCAAAAGCATTATGGAAAGAGGGTTTACCCGAAGCAGGAGCCATAATCATCTCTTCGGACAGTACTGTATACAGGTCTTTTAACCTATTTTTCCTATCACCGGATATAAAGGTATCAACTATCTTGAGATGTTTATCCCAATTTTTCTCTATTTGTTCTGCCGATAAATTCATTAGTCTTGAAATTCTGTATTTAATAAAGTTCTAAGATCCCCTATCTTTTCTAATAACTCCTGTATCTTCTCATAAGCTACATCCAACTCATGTGTACGAATATGGTATCCGGTATTCTTCACATCTGTTTCAAATCGTTCTAATTTACGTTCGAATAAATCTTTATTTCTCATTTTAGTTTATTTTATTATTTTTTAATTGTTATAAAGCTTTTTTTCTTTTTAGTCCGGGATAATTTCTTATAGAGGTAAGTTATGAAAAATAATTTAAAGAAGCAACTCTTGTAAATCTACGAAGAATCGCCGCGCAAGATTTATATATCCTTCCCTGTCTCCATATACAATAACCATTAATAGGTAATGGGATTCCCTACCATAAACACAGCCCCTACCTCCCTTACCTTATCAAAAGCCGATAAAGGATCAAGGGTGAAGAACTCTCTAGAATTTCCTAGGTCGGAGGAAACCCTTCGGGAGGCAAAAAAGGTGTGAACGGCCTGTTCCACTTGAAAGGCCTTACCCTTCCTTACAGGAAGAGCAAACTTTGGAACCCACTCCTCCACTGTGGCAGTGGCGTTAATTGACGTGACTCTCCTAGGAACATCATGAAGGGTCATTCCAATCTTAACCAGGTCAGGATAACCGGGATTAACCAAAATATAAACATATTCGATATTATCTAAGGATTTCTCTTTTACCTTGGAATTTTCCACCCCATGAAGATATCTCCAGGAAAAAGTATTTGTATCTTTATCCACTATACCTTGATGTACTTCTATAAGATATTTTGCCGATAGGAAATTTAGGAGTTTATCTGGGGATATATGTCTGTATTTGGATTGTAGGGTGATGAAGTTTTCCTTCCATTTCTTTCCATTTTCTCCAATAGGGGGGAGGGACTCTGGTGAAGCATCAACAATGGTAATGTCCCCTAATGATTCATAGGACATGGCCTCCGGTAGACTTATTTTATCTTTAAACATAACTTATTTTTATAATTAGAATTTTCCTTCTATAAATCCTCTTATTAATTGGTAAAGTACATAGGGCCAGATTAGAATACAGGCCAGTAACTCCGGTATAGTAAAGGGTGTACTTGATTTCATCTCTCGGATGGAAATATCCGATAGAATGGCGATAAAAATCCCAACACCTAGGTACGGTAATAAATAATCTAATATCATTAGGAATTTCCGTTAATATAGTTTGATGCTAAACTACCTACAACAAAAGGCCAAAAAATAATACTACATACTATTTCGAGAAAAGTAAGTGGTTTACTAGCCTGTATCACCCGAATAGCAATATCCATAATAACTCCCAATACTACTCCAACAGTAAAATAATTCTGTACAATGTTTAAAATTAAATTTTCCATAATCTTTATTGTTTAATTGATTACTATACCTAAATATAAGAACAAAGTCTAGTTCTAGCAACTATTTCACAAAAAAAAGTCCATAAAATTTAAAAATAATTGCACATTTTTCATACATCTCCTTTCCTTCATAGAATTCTAGTAATTCCTCTAGAGCATATTTAATAGCCTGGAGACCGAATTCATCCTTCAACCCTGATGCTGTCTTTAACTGTGATAGATCAACTCTCTCAAGGTATCTTATAAGTCCGTTAAAGTACTTTAGTTTTATAGAATCCCTTACAGAGTCATACTTTTCTCCAAACCTATTATCATATATCTTATCTATAATGAAATAATTCTCCACCCCTCTCACTGCCATACCAAATAAAGTAAAAGAATCATCCACCACACCCCCTACCTTG